GGGTATGGAACAACCAGAAGGTGTAATGTATTTAAATTGTGAAAACAATAAAAAATTACCTTTTAAAAGTAAATTTATGGAAAAAAATGTAACAGACCCATTACAAATTTATGAAGCTCTAACTGTTGCAGAAACATTACCTGAAATTCATACTATTATTATTGATACAGCTACATATCTTATGGATATGTATGAAAGTATGCATGTATTAACATCAGCTAATACTATGAAAGCATGGGGTGACTATGCACAATTCTGGAAGCGATTAATGTCACAATATGTTTCAGTATCGACTAAGAATGTAATTTTCTTAGCACATACAATGGATGTTATGAATGAATCTGAAATGGTTAATGAAACTCTGGTTAAAGTTAAAGGTTCATTAATGAATCAAGGTATTGAATCATATTTCAGTACTGTAATTAGTTCTAAAAAAATACCTACTACTAAATTAGAAAAGTATAAAAATAATTTATTAACAATTACCGAAGAAGAAGAAGCACTTGGGTTTAAATATGTTTATCAAACACGTTTAACCAAAGAAACTGTCAATGAACGTATGCGTAGCTCATTAGGTATGTGGACTACTCAAGAAACTTTTATTGACAACAATATCCAACACGTAATTACTCGTTTACACGAGTATTACAGTTAATTAAATAAATAAGGAGAACATTAAATGTTCGATAACTTAAAAACAGATGAAACAATTGAAGAACAAGGTGATTCGCTTGGTGGTTACCTTTTAGATAGTGATGCATATCGTATGGTAATTGACATGGCTTATTTTGATGAATCTAGTGGTGGTGCTGCAAGCCTAAACTTTGTATTCAAAAATGATAAAGGCCAACAACTTCGTCAAACATTATGGATGACAAGTGGTAAAGCTAAAGGTCAAAATAATTATTATCTTGATAGTAAAGGCAATAAGCAATATTTACCTGGTTTTAGTCAAGCAAATAATATTTGTGGTTTAGCAATTGGTAAAGATGTTGCTACTGTAGCTGCTGAAGCTGAAGAAAAAACTATCAATTTATATGATTATGAAACTAAGAAAGATAAGCCACAAGCAAAACGTGTAGCAATGGAATTGATTGGTGCTGAAATTATTCTTGGTGTTATGCGTCAAACTGTTGATAAAAATGTGAAGCAAGATGATGGTTCATATAAGCCAGGTGGCGAAACTCGTGATGAAAATGAAGTAGTTAAAGCATTCCGTGCTAAAGATGGTTTAACTGCTGCAGAAATTCGTGCAGAAGCTACTGAAGCAGTATTCCTTGATAAATGGACAAAGAAAAATCAAGGTGTAGTATTAAATAAAGCAAAAGGTGCTAAAGAAGGTGGAACAACTGTAGGTTCTCCAGCAGCAAGCAGCACTGGTAGTTTGTTTCCATAAGTAATCCAGCTTCCTCCTTTTGGAGAGCTTTTCACACATGACGAGGATAACGGTGTGACGTTGAGCTGATAACGTGATGAGATGGATGTAAAGCCATGAGACAATCAGCAACTTTACAAGTAGAAGGAAAGCATATTCCGCAGCTACTTAATAAATAAGAGCAACAACCTTGGTGGTGCAAGTAAAAACACCAACAAATTAAATAGATGTGGGGCGAATTCATTTGTCCTGTTGAGAAAGGGAAAATACCCAAGTCTGGGGAGCACAGTCAAGCTTGCAGCGAACATACGATTGACAAGATATAAGCCCTTAGAGGAAAGACGATGGCTATGAACCAGGCAAATTGATACATCGAGTGAGTTAGAAGTCACTTATTTAATTTTTTTACTACAACAGGGGGGTCACTCTCTTTGTTCACTCCGGCTGGCACTGGGGTTTATGAGTTAGATGTCTTCTTCTGTATTCCCTGTAGAATTTCATGGTACAGAAAATGAAGGGTAAGGTTCGTGGCCTAATAAATTGAGAACTGAATCTGATTAAGCCAGCTATATTCCCCTTATAGTTCAACTGGATAGAATAAGAGAATTCCTACTCTCTAGATGCGGGTTCAAGTCCTGTTATGGGGACCAATTTTAAGGAAATATTATGCATTACGAATTTGAAAATTCAACAGTAATTAGATATTTTAAAAGTTTAGGTTGGGCATTAGAATATGCACATCAACAAGGCACAAGAGTTGTACGGGAGATGCCATGAAACCAGCATTTATAGGTTGTGACCCGGGAGCTAAAGGAGCATTTTGTTTACTTATTCCCCATGAAGATAAACCAACAGAACTACAATTTATTGATAATAATTATACAGTCAATGATTTATATATATGGTTACATTCATCTTCTGAAAATTATAGTATCAAAATGTCTATGCTAGAAGATGTTCATTCACTTCCAGTAATGACAGCTAAATCTAATTTTGGATTTGGTAAAAATCTAGGAATAGTAGATACATTATTACGTTTACAAACATTTGGTTTAGATAAAGTTAAACCTAAAGCATGGCAAAAAGAAGTAGGTATTAAACCAATACCTAAAGGTACTAAACGTACTCCTAAACAATTAAAAGATGAAGTTGCAGCATTATGTGAGCAGCTTTATCCAGGGTGTAATATCCGTGGTCCTAAAGGTGGACTAATGGATGGTAGAAGTGATGCATTAATGATTGCTCATTATTGTTATTTAAAATATAAGTAGGTGATTTATGGTAAATAACCCAAAAATTGGTCAAGTTGTTTATCTTAATGAACAAGGGATGGATATTATAGGAGGGTTGAAATCATTTGATGCTATTAAACAAGCACAACGAATGGTTATTACCTATGTAGGTTCAACCTCTTTAACTACAGACATTCCTTGTTTTGACATTAATATTGACCAACCATTAATTGATAGATTTGTGATTACAAATCATGAAGTAAATTTATTATTAGGTGATTTATGAAATTAGATTGGAAAAGAATATCTCAGTCTACTGGATATAAATCACTTAAAACTGTTTATATAAAAGATGCTAGTCGATGGTGTAATAATAAAAAAGAATATTACAAAGACTTTTTAGAAATTATAAGTAAACTTACACACCATGTTTATAAAAAAGGTGCTGCTCCAGATAATGGTAAACCTTTTAATATATATTTTAATACGACACTATTTATCACTATATTAGATAAATGGGAAGAAAAGCGTACATATTCATGGCGGAACTTTTATCATGGAAACTCATTTAATAAAATTCACTCTAATTCTTTAAAAAAACCAGGAATGCAACAAGGCAAAAAGTATTATAAAAGAGAAAATTTATTTGGAAAACAGTTTAAAACTAAACGAATTTTACAATTAATACAACAACATCAACCTAAACGAGATGAAATTAAAAAACCTCGTTGGGATAATGAGCGTAAAGCTCGTATGAAAGCATATCGTGACCGACATTCACGAAATACCGAGTCTGTAAGTTAATTGCTCGAAGGGAAAACACCTTGGTGAGTCCAGTTAAGTGGATAATATTCCTCAGAGGTGAAGTACCAGATTAGAAGGGGAGGTTATCTTAAACTTAAATAATAGGTAAATATCCTTCTTTGTGAAGACATCCATAAAAGTTCAGACCCAATATGCCTTTGGAGCTAACGTGACTACAGTTCAATTAACAAGGTAGGCTGAACACTAATTTAATAGGAGATAGATATGAAAAATACTGTAGATATACTTAAATCTATAGCTTTAACTTTCGCATATACATCTATCCATCCTGATGATGTTGAAAAATTTATGATTCAATATGTAGAATTAAACTTTCCAACACATCGTTATTCGAAAGAATGGGCATTACGCAATTTAAAATATGATTATCAACGTTTAGTTGATAATATTAATAAAATGAAAGGAGAAGAGAATGAATCTAACACTGAATAATGCTGAAATTACTACAGCAATCAAAGAGTATATTACAAAACAAGGTATTACTACTCAACATAAAGCAGTAGAAATATCTATTATCGCTCGCCGTGGTAATAATGCAGGTGTTGAAGCAACAGTATCTATTAATGATGTAGAAGATACTAATACTAATGTAACCACACCTCGTACAGCTTCAGAAGAAGTTGCAACAACTAAATCTGAAGATGATTTATTTGGTCCGGATGATAGCTAATGAATGAATTAATTGACATTATTAAAACATTAATTGTTCTGGTTACTGTCATTGCTGGGGGTATTTTCCTCATTATCATAATTCCAATGGTTCTTACAGCCGCAAGTATAATACTTGTTGGTATAGTCATATACCTGGGCTTTAAAGACCATCGAAATAACAAAAAGAGTGGGAGTTAGTTGATAATATTTTCAGCTAACTCATAACCACCTAAGAACATAGCTTCATCTGGTATTCTGATTAACGGATTATGTATACGACTTATTAAACTGGTCGTTAACAAATTAGAATCCGTTATATCAGGTACATTACCAAATCCTATTTGCAATGCATGTAATGATAATGAATTAGCTGGATTCTCTTTAAATAAATTAAAGATTACTCTTTGTATTCTAAATAAAAATTTAGAAAACATTAGTACACCCATATCATTTAAATACTGTAACTCAGGACTAGTTGGTACATCATAGTTAATAAACGTATCAATAATCTCAATAATAGCTGCATCTTTCTTCATACCTTGCTTACGCTTATGTTGGTATAAAGTAAATCGAGCAACAAAATCACTATACTGAGTACCTTTTAATAGCTGTTTATAAACAAACGTATCTTTGGCAAGGTATGCTTGTTTATACACTTCTGTTGCACCTTTTGGAGCATACTTATCCGTGTTAGTCGTAAGTTTTTCCACCAACTTGGTTTTGTAATCATAGTCATGGTCCTGGATATCAATATCTTCAACAATATTCTGAAATATTCCTTCATCAACTAACTCACGAACAGGGTTTTGTTTAATATTATCATTAAGACGAATAATCTTATTTTTAATATTTTTTCGAGCCACAGATGATAATTTAGCATTAGAATCTATTTCACGTTGTAATTTATCGCGTTTAGCAACTTCTTTTTGATAATCATCTAATGCACGTAATGCAATAGCCTGATTTTTAATAATGTCCTTCATAGGGACACCTTTCACAAATAGCACAAAATTATTACTAATAATATTATCTTTCAAAACAATCCAAGATTTGATAACAATATTATCTTTTGCTATCCCCACAACTTCCTGCCAAATAGTTCCAGCCAATTTTAAGTATGCATCCGCATGCATCATTTTACCCAAAGAACTTTCAGTAAAATATTTTACAACTTTAGCATCACTCAAAGACAATTTACGATAACCAAAAATTAAATCAATAAGCTCATGCTTAACAACAAGGTCATCATCACCCCAGATTTCTCTCATGTCGTTTTTCATTTCTTCAGGCATCATATCCCAAATTTCACGATAGCGAGGATTAGAACTGTCTGGGCCAATAGCCACAAAACGTGATGGATTCTTAGCATAATCATTACGATAATCTTCATGTGCCAGGCGAAGTACATTTTTATTGATACGTGCAGATTGTACTTTATCAGTGATACTACCCATCATTTTGCCCATATTTACATCAAAACGATTGTCCTGCTCTAAAGTTTTATCTTTAGTATGTTCAGACATTAAATAACGATAACCAGTAATCTCACCTGTATGATTTACAATCGGAATTAGCATGTTAACTTCAGGGTCAGACTTCACTGTAGTAGCTACTTTGAATTGTTTCTGAACAGCTTTAGCTTTACGTGCTTTAATCTTACTAAGAGCCAACAAAGCTTCTACAGAAGACATGTTATTACCTGCATCCTTAAATGCATCAAATAAAGTTGTACCTTTTGCTTTCTTATTCGTAAGTGAAGTAATTGTTTTCAAATACTCATTTGTTAAATTAGTTTTAGAAACATACATAATTAATTCATCACGATTCGTATCTAAAACATCTTTTGGTACAGGAGTAGTATGAGTAGGCTCATATCCAGCTTCAGCCATTTCTTTGGCATCTTCAATAGTACCCATCTTAATATCCACATTTGGATTATAAGTTTCATGGGTATAGCCCTTAATCATTAAAGCTTTTTGGCCTTTAAATAATTGGTCTAATGATTGGTCTTTAAATAATTGGTGTGTATTAAAAGTTTTAATAATACCATTGCTTTCAGTTGATATTGCATACTCACGTTGCATAATTTCTGCAGTACGTTTTACATGACCAAAATCAGTATATTTAATAGCACTTAAAGTAGCATATTGTTCAATTAATGCTTCTGCAGCTGCAATATCACCTTCTTGAGTTACAGTATCTACAGCAGACAAATTAGCAATATTGAATGCATTTAACATTTGGTCATGACGTAATGCTTTACCTACAGCCATAGTATGTCCCAGACTATCAGCCTGGTTAATATAATAATTACCATTAGCACTATAAGCAGTTAGTTTAACTTTGATATCAGCAAGTTCTTCACCAAGTTTTTTACGACTTGATAAAATTTCAATCAACTCATCAACTGTATAAATATCAGCGATAGAAACCAAATCAGTTTTAAGCATTGCTTTATTTAAAGCAGTAGTTTCTTCCTTCGTTAATTCTTGAGAGAAATGTTCACGAATATCAGCAGTTACATTATCAGCTAAATGTTTACGAGCCTGGTCAATAAAATGCTTAGAGAATCGTAATAAACGATGCCATTGAGCATTATTCTGGGTTACCCCAGATACTTCACGAGCCAACTTTATTATAAAACTATCTTCAGTTAATTTAATTGCTTTACCAATTTGAACCAAAACATCACTAAATATTAAATGAGATGCTTCTTTCTTAACTAATGCAGGAATACCAAGTACTACTCTGGCTGCACGTTCACCAGTATGTAATTTAAATTTACCTGCACGGTCTTTATCTCTTAAATATTCATAGTAACTTTTAAGAGGACTGAAAATAACTTCATTAAGTTTATCTTTTAGTTTCTCATCAAAGTTATTTAAGTGAGCCATATAATCTAAAATTGATTTACGATGACGGTCATTAACACCTACTATTTCTTCAGTAAGTTTTAATAATGCCTTATCCGCAGTAATATCAGCAGTACCGTAAATACGACCACTTATCCAATCCAATAAACTTTCATAAAGAGCAAATAACTTTTCTTTAAGATTTTTTGGTTCTGCTTGCTTTGGTGCTTTAGTAGTAATTGTTGCTAATTTTGCAGCAAATACTTTATTAGTTAAACCATAAGCAACAAATTCATGTAATGAATTAGCATTATTAAATATGTAATCATAACGTGCCTTTGCCGCTGCTTGCTCCGCTGCAGCGTCTACAGCCACTACCGTATTACCATTTATATCTTTAGTAAGAAAATCTTCCCAGGTAGTTTGAGCTTTCACCTGGTTAAATAATTTTAATATTTGCTTACGAAGACTGAAATTATTATCAATACCATACCGAGATATGGCATGAACCATTTCGTGAACCAAAGTTTCTTGGGTACTAATCTGATTATTATCGCCAACAATACCAGTACCAGCATGAATACGAACTTTACGGCCTTTAATAGCACCGTAAACAGCATCTCCTTCATCACTAATTTTGACATCATAACCAACCTCTTTACCATCAAGGGGACTAATTACTTTATTAATTAATGTTTCTAAAGTATTTTTTAAAGTAGCTTGGTGTTCAGAAGTTTCACGAACATTACCCAATGTTTCTACTGCATCAAATATATCCAGTGAATTTTTACTAGATAATACTTCTTCATAAATAGCAGTAAAATTATTAAAATCAATAGGGTCAGGAGATGAACCTTGTTCATCATCCAAAATTACATTAGATAATTCTTCAACTGTTTTCTTAATAGCAGCAGTCTGTTGCTTTACAGTCATTGGTTTAGTCGGGTCATATGATGCACCCGGCATTGAAACCTGACTTACAGAAGTAATACGTGATAATACATCTTTACGATTTTTATCAACTTCTAATTTCAAAGCTTGAAGCTGAAGCAATGCAGATTTACCATCCTTAATTTTACTACGCTCATCTTTACTTAATTCTTTGTTTAATGCAGGAGTTAATCCTGCCTTATCCATAGTAGATAAAGTAAGTTTAAGTGAATCTTCAACAGCAGCTAAAATACTGTAATCATTATTAATATCGTAGAAACCTTTATTGTGTGTTTCTGTACCACTACTAGCAGTTTCTAATGAATACACAGCAGCATCATGCACATTTAAAGCATCAAATGATTCCATAACATCCAGAATATTTGCACCATCAATAGCTTGAATACCTAATACTAATCCAGCAGCACCTGGTTCATCATAAATAGTTTCATTATAAGTTGATGTACTAGAAGCAATTGGCTTACCTGTTTTAACATTCTTAGTATTTTTAATACCACGACTATATTCAACTTTAACTCGTTTACTTGGGTCTTTAGAATCACGTTTCTTACGTGTTTTCATAACTAGAATACGGTCATCTAAACCAGTAGATAAAGCAGTTTTAATTGCTGGCAATACTTCAAGTAAGTCTTCAACAATTTTTTGTTTCTCATCCCGGGTAAGAGCTTTACCATCTTTATCAGTAACAGCTTGTTTTAACTCAGCTTGATATCGTACATTAAAAGCAGCAAACATAACTTTAAATGAATCATTAATTTTATTACGGAACTCAGAGAATCCTGCAAATTGTTCATCAAGTGCATCTTTCAAAGACTCACCGTAAGTAAAATCAATTGCAGCTTGTAATGATTTAGAATCTTTAATAGATAATTTATAAGTAAGTACATCCTTTAAAGCTGGAGCTTTAATTTTACTATCTGTAAATGCATTAAAACCATCAATTAATGATTGAACATCTGCTTGTGTTTCAGCTTTAACTAATTGAGAATAAAATGCTTGAGTACCATTTGTGGCTAACAATTCACGGATACGTTTAATACCAGCACCATAATTTGTAGTCATCAATGGTTCTTTACTTAATTTACGTCCAGCATCACTTACAACCGTAATCCCATCTGTATTTACTTCACGTAATGAACCTAAGATTTTTTGAGCAAATTCTCTGCTTCCCTGGTTAGCAAATTGTGCACGATATGTACCTAATTTAATGCTCCAAAGAGTAGCTAAACGCTGATAACTATCCAGTTTAGTAATACCATCTGCCCAACCAGCGTAATCTTTTGTAATACCATCAGTAAAGATACCACCTGCAGCTAACATTGCTTCAATATCATTTTCAGACATGGATTGCATTAAACCAATAACTACACCATTAGTAATACCATCTGTTTCTAAACCAAGGTTTGTTTCAAATACACCATTTAGCGTAAATTTAGACAAAGCAACCAAACCATCAAGTGAATGCATTGCTTCACCACCAAGTTCAACAGCAGACATAATATCTTCAATTTGTTTTGGAGTAGCAGCTTTAATGTTCTTAACAGCTTCAATTCCTGAAATAACTTCAGGTTTTAACAATAATTCTTCAAAGAATGCTTTAGAGTCAATCAAACTCTTTTTGTCGATACCATAACCAAATGCTGCAGCAACAGCTAATTTAAAATTATCTAATTTCTCAGACGTATCAACTGTTGTTGCCCAATCTTTTGCACCAACTACATGCCGATGAATGGTACTTCCTTGTGGATTAATGGTATTACTTACCAATCCAATTCGAGAATTTTTCCAGACTTCATAACCAAAATAAAATGGAGCAGTCCGGTCAGACATACCAGCAACAAAGTCTGTAATGTGCTGAACTTCCCGTTCTAAAGCTTGGTTTTTACCTGATACATTTTCACGTTCAGTAATATGTAATGCATCAACATCAGCAACATATCCATTCAATTTAAGAATATTATCAACACCTAATGCTTCAAATACTTCCATAACATTAGACTTAACTTCCCACTTAACAGATTGCATCTTACCCAGAATTTTCTGAGTAGATGCAGGAACTTTCATGAAATTACCTTTTAAGGTTTTCACAGTTGTTGTAACTGGTTCAAATGTAGGACCAGTTTCATAAGATTTGATATCAAATAAAGTTTTTAATACTTTGTCACTATCAGCAATAGCCCCACTCATCGATTGAACTAATGGATTAGGAATGTAATTCAAATTGTTTTCAATATCTAAATCAAAGGCTACTTTAATAAAATTAGTCGATGCATTAGGATTTTCCTGTATTACTTCAGGAGCAAGAACTTTCATATCTTTATTAGATTTTTCTGTTTGAATAAGAATATCACTATCCAACAATGTACCTACAATTAATGCACCCATTGCTTGCTGTAAACGAGGCTCAAAATTGCCATCAATACCAGGTTTACCCTTTAAATCTAATAATTGATATGCAGCAGCACCAAGAGAATCTTCAATAGTCTGCTTAACCGTACCTAATCGACGCATCTCAGCACGAGTTTCAACAGATACAAATTCCTCTGGTTGACGACCCAAAATCGTATTTATAGCAGCATCATCATTTGATAGTGTGCTTTTGCCCTGAGTAGCAACCCAGTTATATGCAGTCATAGCCATGGCAGCAATTAAATTCTCATTAAGAAATTTATCACCTTTAGAATCAACCTGAATTAAATAACCGAAAGGATTACCCGGGTTATTATTATTTGCACCCTCTTTAAAGCGTCCTTCCAGCATATATTCTTCTACTGTTGGATTAGTAAAGAATTTTAATAAACCATTCTTTCCCGTGCCTTCCAATTTTTGCTTGAAGGCAGCAGTAAATTCAGCTAAAGCAGGTAATGTAGCTATTTGTTCATCAGTAAGAGTTGGTAATTCCTCTAAAATTTCATTTTTGGTTTCTGTAACCATTACACGAGAGAATAAGTTATGTACATATCTCAATGCATTGGTTTTCTTCGTACTATCTTTTGGTGTTAAATAAGTAGCTGCATTTGTGCGTTCACTTATAGGAGTACGGTCTTTTTTATCAGCATTAACTACTAATACATCAATTAAGATGTCTTCTGATAAATTACCAGTA